ACTAGGCACAAGGTGACGAGGAAAAATTGTCATGGCAGAGGACTGATCATCATTGACGAGGTCTTCTGCTTTACTAGGTGGGAGATTGGGGCCTATCTTAGGCATGCCTTTATCAGCGGGTCAGATGTCATAATGCTTGGAGATCGACAGCAGCAATATACAGATGGGGATGAGATGACTATGGCGGATCTGAGGATGTTATCGCCATACGTCCTGAGAGGTTGCGTGTCCAACACTCAGCCAATCGACTCTATGAAGATTTGCCGCCTAGTTGCTGCAGGCGACCGGTTTGCTAATATTTTCCAGACTAGATCCGAGATAGATCGCTCGATCTATCTAGAAGATGCCGGTGGCCCAACAATGGACATCATGGCAAAGTTCAAACTCGAAGAGAAGAAAATATCGACGAGTGAGCTGTTGCTTATGAAGGACAGGATGGATGTACCGTTGGGTTATAACCGTCCTGATGCGGAGTACGGTTTTGACCCTAATCGATTAGAGGTCAACACCATAGCTCGGTGTCAAGGCATGCGCACCGGTGTTTGTGTGGTAGCGCTATCACGCGAGAGACGGACTGAACATTGGTTAGCTGAACAGAAGGGGCTAGCTTACGTAGCAATGTCTAGGCACACGAAGATGTGCATTGTCAGCTGCTCCGTGACTGAGTTCGGTGAGGCATTGAATGTAGAATTGCAGAGTTGGCACAAAGTTGACGGTCTCCTGAATAAGGTGTCAAGTGATGAGCATCACCACCGGCCTGTCAAGTTGATACAGTCATTGCGAATGCAGGAATCTGAAATCATGGTGAAATTGATGGAGCGAGGGGCCGTTACGCAAACGGGCAAATTTGTTGCTTTCGGCAGCATCAAAGAAGATTGGAGACCATGGCCGCAGAGTGCACCGCCGGAGTTTGAAGTGGCACGAGGTTGTTTTAAACAAACAACAGACGCGCTGAATTGTGCTACGGTACCTTATGCGCACTCGCCCGCGGCTAGATTGCCAATCTTTAAACAAGCGATGGGTTTGCATTCTTTGCGTCGGCCATTCCCGTCACCCGTCGAATACCTACAGACAGATTTCCATGGGTTGAACAGGATAGCTGTTCCTCAAACGTCAAATGATGAGGTGCTAGATCTCAAGAATGTGGTCGAGCGCACGGCACGTCCCAGAACAATCGCGGAGGATCCGTTGTTCATTGAAACGCATGGCGAAAGACTCTGGTTAGCTGTCAGGAGGTGTTTCTTGGACGCAGATGCAGAGAAGATGTGGTCCACGGAGCCCTCGGTGCTCGATTGGGTCAAAACGCGGAGCCCTGACTTCATCAGGAAATATATGACTTCAGATCCCTATGGTTTGACGTCACAGTCTGTACGCAGCAATGGTTTTCTCAAGACTCAGGTCAAGGTCAAGTTAGATCCTGAATTCGCGATGGAGGAGAATTACGGGCAGACGGTGTTAGCAAGTCCACCTGACTTTAACGCCATTTTTGGACCTTATAGTAAAATGTTCTTGAGGAATGTTAGACTGGGTACGAGGTTTGGCGTTATTTTGGATTCAGGTTATTCGGATAAGGATGTGGCTCGCGAGTGGCGACAGGCTGGGATTTTGCCCAGATTTGCCGATGAAAATCACCAGGCTGATGTCAGCAGGCAGGACACAAGTCATACCCCGGTCACACTCAGGGTCTTTAGGAAGGCTATGGTCTATTTCGGGGTACCAGATGAGCTTGCGGCGCTATATGAGTTGCACAGTCGAGCTTATCAGTACTCTTCTATGAAGACACAGCTGTACAAAGGGACGGCCAAGTACAACCTGGGTTCAGGCGATCCTTTTACGCTTATCAGGAACATCTTTGAGGTGCTGACTGTTTTTGTCGAGCGCTTTGATAATGATGATCTTGCTAGGACAAACTGTATAGTGAAAGGAGATGACTATTTGGGTGATAGGATACCAAGGAGAATTGTTAGCACGGTGCCGGAAATACGGGAGACTGTTTTGAAGGAGGCCTTTAATGCACCTCCGTACCATGCCGGTAGATTCTTTCTTTCGGATGATATCGTACCGGACCCATTGAGGATGATCGCTAAAGTTGCTACCAAGCCGTGTAACACTGTTGAGCGCTATCAACAACTTCAACAGTCGTTTTACGATCGCTATGTCCCCTTGGGACCGAGGGCTTGGAGTGAGATGAAGCACTATCTGCCTGTGGCTTATGCGAGATTTGATAGTGACTTTGCTAATAGCGCTCTTGAGTTGTATAGGGCGCTTATTGACAGACGTCATTTTGCTGAAATTTTTTCCAATTTTTCACAAACGGACGCAGGTCTCTACACTTTGAGCAGAGATGGTGGTTGTACGAGCTTTGCCCTAGCAGCGTGCACCATTCTGAGGAATGATGTTCCTGAGGGTTTGTTGGATCGTGAGTATGACCTGGACGACTTGCGCGGTGTGTGTGCGCGGTTGTCAATACCGTTTTACGTAGTGCAGGGCAGACCCGGCGATTTTACTCGCGAGGGTGTTTGGGCCACGTACACGCATTGCTGGGCGGTTGTTGATCTGATCAAATTTACAAAATTGCACGAGAGCCAGACGATAAATGTCTAGCTCAGGTTGGTTTAGTCAAAATTCTCCGTCGACTACTTTTACCGTTACGTACGCTACTTTCCTCGCCTATAACGTTGTACAAGCCAAGAGGAAGGGCGTCTTTAACGTTTCCGGTGTCAAGAAAGCTCCGTTCTTCACAGGAATCGCAATTGGTGCTTTACTCCCAGC